TGGTACCATAATATCAGGAGCAGGCTTCGCTAATACTTGTTGAGCGGGTTGACTTGTCGAAATCTTATTTTCGCTTGCTTCCTCAAATCCTTCAGAATATGAACGCGATACCACAAGTCCTCCAAAGAGAACTGTACAAATAAGCACAATAAGTGAAACAGTCATTGTTGACATACGCATTTGCTATTTATCTATGCCATAGAAAAATAATAGATGTGTTGATAGTCTTATAACTGAAGGGTCGCTTACTTCGTAAGCTTACCGCGGGAAGCCTACTAGGTTCGCGCCAATACCGAAGCCGGCACCCTGGCGAGCCGTCACGCCGATGGATGGGGAGACGAGGTCGAGCACGGCGAAAACAGCCGCAGCGACGATGGCGATGGCGACAACCTCCTGGAAGTCAATGCCCTTCCGGGGAACCAGGACGGCAGCGAGACCGACGGCGATACCCTCAATCAGATACTTGATGGCGCGATTAAGAACTTCAGCGAGATCCATTATTATATTTCTCCGTGAGAAAAAAGTTGGGCGCAACTGCGTGGAAACCCCCTAAAGAAATATACCAGTAAGCCCTTAGAATGTCAAAGGAGACCAACTATACCGAGAAGGAGGACTATCTTGAGGAAGATCAGGAAATCCCTGGTCAGAAGTTCTGTTTGCTGAGTTTTCTGAGTCCGGAGAAGACACTTGCCAGTAAAGATGCTTTCCTTTTTTCGAGTTTTGTAAAGGATTATGAAATTCAGTATAAGACAAAGAAGCTTGAGGCATTTCTTGCAGATACGGTTCGTTCTGTCAACTCAAAGCTTGAGGCAGAGGCGGTCAAGTCAGAGAAGCTCGACCTGTCTGGAGTTGCCCTTATCTGCCGTTCTAGTCAGGTAAAGATGGAGGTTGTACTGGCTGACTTGGAGGGTTATGTACGCAAGAATCAGCAGGAGATTAAGTCAACTACAATTGAGGAGGCGTATGATGATTTTCTTTACAAGAATGGTACTCGCCTGGAGGAGGAGTTCTTTGCGAAGAATAACTTTAAGACGAGTGTCCGTGGACTGAAGATTCGTGGAGTCTATGCTTCTCAGGGAGAAGCAGTTGCGCGCTCTAAGAAGCTCCAGCGCAATGACACGATTCACAATGTGTTTGTAGGTGAGGTTGGAAAGTGGCTGCCGTGGGACCCGAATCCGAATGCCGTAGCTGAGCAGGAGTATGCGGAGGACCAGCTCAATACGCTCATGAAGAAGTACAAGGAGAATGAGTCCGCGCGTGATACGTTTTACTCGGAGCAACGCCAGAAGGGCGTGAAGGGTATGGCGGGTCAGAACTTACAGGGGACTCAAGGGGTGACTCAGGGGGTAAGTCAGGAAGTGACTGAGGGTGCGAGTAATGCGGCTGCCGATGCATCCCCCTTCACAGCGGGTGTTGGCTCCTATGCGAGTATGTTTAGTGGTCCTGCTGACCTGGCGATGGAGCGCAAGAAGGAGGACAAGAAGGATTAGATTCTGTTTACAGTTTTTTGAAAAAACATAGAACAGACATTTACGAGGACGCACCTACAGCACCCGAACTATCCATCGGCGGCGCAATTGAAATACATTGGTCACGTTGGCAGAAAGTGCCCTCGGGGCACTGTATCTCACGCTTACAATCGTAGTTAGAGAAACCCTGTACGAGACCGGGGAATGTACTACGCAGCCACGGCATAATCAGCAGTACCGCAAATAAAATAACAAGCGCACAGCCCGCTACACCTAACCGAAACATCTTAGCCATTCTACTCAGTGTGTAGAAAGCCTCCAGGATTGGCTAGATCGGAGGGTTCAACAGTAAGTCCTGAACTTGTTGGAAGCATGGGAGCAGCAAGTGATACACAGTATCCGTTCATACACTTTGTGCCATGAGCACACGGAGCCATATCAACACCGCACATTTGACCTTCTCCTGATTCAAATCCTTCCATGCGTCCTTCAACTGTATACCAGCCCATGAGAACACATGCGAAGAGAAGTATTATTAATATCGCAATTGTGTCACTCTTCATTCCTACATCTTGCGAATATTTATAGGAGGTCCCTTGAGTCTACGTGCTGCACTCGGGTCATACTGGTTGATATCCTCTTCACCTTTATCACGATAATGTTGTTCGCTATGTTGCCAGAACTCAGGCGCCCCAATACGGAATTTCTCAGGGTGCATTTCAGCCTTGTACCAGAAAATACAATCTTCGAGCTTATTGCTCTGTGATGTATTGTCAATGACGAGACATTCATAGTTCTGTGTACATTGGTCCATAACCTGGCAGAAAAACTCAAAGGAGGGAAATGCGGAGCCGTAGTTATCGAAGATGCGTTTACGATTTGACATATAGGGTTCGCGAAGAATGAAAACATAGTCTACGTTTGTTCGGAGCGCCGGTTGAATACCGAGTGGGTACTGCATAGTAATCAAAAAGAAGACTTTGAGCCAACGACCGTTCATGAAGAGATACTTAATGTTCTTATCGTGAGTCCAGGAATCGTCGTACATACAGTCGTCGAGAATCATAAAGGAACGGGGGTCAATCTTACTTTGTTTACCCACGGCAAGGTCCTGTTGGATTTTGTGCATGACCAATTTCTGACGTTTACAAAAGTTTGCGAGGATTACTGGACTGAACTCTCCATGAATGAAGAGAGGTGGAATCATTTGACTATAGAAACTATTCGACTCCTCTGTACCGCTAATTACAGTACCGAGGGGCATATTCTGGTGGTGGTACAGGAGGTCACGAACAAGGGTACTCTTACCCGTACGACGACGCCCAATAAAAACTGCGACGGCATCTTGAGGAATCTTCTTCATCTCGAACTTGCGGAGGGATACATTCATAGCGGATGCTGCTGCCATTCTGTATAGGGGCGGTAAACGAGATTTTTAGTTGCGACGCTTTTTACGTTTGTGAGTATGTTTTTTATGATTTTTTTTGTGTGTACCGCCATATAGGGTATGAGACTTTCTTGTTCTTTTTGCTAGTTTCCTTTTAAAACTCTTTTTTCTTGAGCCACCCACTTTATTTCCTGTATTATTTACAGGTGGATTTAACTTTGCTTTAGTCATCATATCATTTATTTCTTTATATGTAATTTTATCAAGAACTTCAGTATCAAATATTTCCCATATTTTATCAATATTATTAATAAGTTTCATTACTATGACATTTGCTTCATCTGCTGTTAGAATCTTTTTATTGAAAGAGTTAGATTCGACGGATACTTTATCACTATATACAAGTGCATCAAAACACGCATCCGTTATTAATTGTTCTATTTCCTCTGGGTACTTTGAAAAATCTACAATTCCTCCACCAGCTAGAAGAGGATATGCTACATCTCGATATCTTTCAAGATACCAAATTGCATAATCAATAAGAGCTTTATCAGCAGGTTCTTCTATAGCAGTTGTTCTAAGTCCTTCTATTATGCGATTTATAGCTTCTCTATTTCTTTGTATGTAGACTTCAACATTAAATCCTTCCACATTTATTTGAGTTCCATTTCTTTTAGGTTTTGTATATTGAACAAATGCATCACGAAATGATTTGCGGGTTTTATGAACTATTTTATCTAATGCTGAAAGAATAGTATTTGTTGATTCTAGTTCGTATTTCAGATTACCACCAGTATTCCACAAACGTGCCAGAATTGTAAAAAATCTTTGCCTGGCATCTGGAGTTGAATTTACTTGTCTACATCCCATAAAAATACGTGCAGCTATAATTCTTCCAGTAATATGTTCAACTTGCTTTCCAACTCCTTGAGTTCCTTGTATAGCACCGCTTCGCCAAGTATCCTGTAGTAAAATATCAGTTATTCCTTTAGTTGTACTACCATAGTGCATACGATAAACTATATCTACAAATCGTTGTCCTTGATTCGTCCCTACCTCAAATTGAAAGACTCCTCTATTGAAAGCATTTTCAACAACTCTATTTGCTTCCTCTGCTCTTGCGGCATTCCGTTCTACTGCTGTTAAACTTGGTATAGGTCTTTGAACAAGCGACTGAAAACCTCTAGCTCCAAGTGGTGGTCCACTAGCTACATGTTGTAATCGACCCATTTGTGCTAAGATAGAAGATCGAGCTCTAGAAGACATACTACTATATCCAATTCTGGATGCTAGATAAGGACTAGCAGCATCAGTAACATCAGCAACAGCAGTCGCAGAAGCAGAAGCTGATGGTACAAAAGAAGCAGGCTCAGGATTAAAGGCAGCACCAGCAGTACCAGCCGCGCCTAACGCAATAGGAGCAGGAGCACGAGCAGCACCAAGACCATCTAAAATAGCAGGCGCAGCAGCACCAGCCGCACGTAATGCGGCAGCACCAGCCTCACGTAACACAGCAGTAGAAGCAACAGGAACAAGGGCAGCCATCTCCCCAACTACTTATACATATTTAAGTTTTCCGCGTTTTAGAAATCTAACCCAATCCTTGACCCCGACCAGAAGGAATGTCAAAAGAAAAATGGGATGCGGTGTTTCAGAGTATGGTTCCTCCGCCTGTAACACTGGTTCGGCAACATCTAACATCGGAACAAGTAACCCAACTTTCTGGATACAGAAATCTAAGTCTATCTCATCCGGGTTACGGGCTTCTAGGAGTTGGAGAAAATTCTCAAGTATGGCTCGACCATAAATGGCGGTGGCAGGGACAAACTTCAGATGCCAAAAAAGGTGAATGTGAAGTGACTGTTGGAAATGAAGAGAGTACTCGTAGGGAGACAGCGTATTGTAAAATCACCCATCTTTTGGATCCAATTCGCTGGATGAAGGGTCGGTATGAATTCTCAAAGACTCCTGCAAATACATTGAGAGCAAAGGCATGGACGAGGACTCAAGAAAAGCTAAAGGATCCTATGAATCAGGCATATGTAGAAGCGGTCACTTATTTCAGCCTTTCTCGTCTACGTGAACTGGATCTTTCACCGCATTTTCCTTTCTTTTATGGGTCCATGACTGCGATCGCAGATAAATATAGTTTCAACATTAGCGAAGACTATGATAGTTTTAGAAACACACGCTGGTTCTGGAAGGGTCTTGATGCGAAGAAGTTTCTTCTTCGTGCCGAATGGAAAGATGAAACAGAGTCTGAAAAGGAGTTTTTTACCAAGCGTCCCTCATTTATTAATAATGATACTACAAATTCAGAAGATGATTCAGATGTTGATACATCAGGCGATGAATCTCTAAAAGCCGAATCAGTAAAAGATGATAAAGCAAGTATTCATACTGCGGATAATCTGAGTTTTCACAGCCAATCTTCTGAATCTGAGTCTGAAGATGAATCCGAAGAACACGATGACCCTTATTTCTGTGCCGAATTTTCTGATTTTCCTGTTATGCTTATGTATATTGAAAAATCAGAAGGTGTTATGGATGATTTTCTTGAGAATCACTCTCTTATGGGTACAGAGCCTGGTGAGCCTGAGTGGGAAGCAAAGTGGTCTGCGTGGCTCTTTCAAGTTATTGCTGCTCTTTGTACTATGCAGCACACAATGTCTTTAACACATAATGACCTTCATTCAAATAATATTGTTTGGTCAAATACTGACAAGGAATTTCTCTATTATCAGAAACGTGATCGGACTACATGGAAAGTACCGACATATGGAAAGATTTTTCGTATTATTGACTTTGGTCGTGCGATTTTTCGTCTAGGTGATAAAGTTGTCTGTAGTGATGATTTCCGCATTGGGAATGATGCGGCGACACAATATAATTTTGGAGAGATTTGTGTAAATAAGGGTACACTTGTTACGCCGAATCCTTCTTTTGACCTCTGTCGCCTGGCTGTAAGTTTATTTGAGGCGATTTTTCCTCATACAATGGAGGAAAAGAAGGGTGGTCGTGTAATGTCATCTGAGGAAGGTCTGGAGATGCGCGAAACGGATTCAGATTTATTTAATACAATGTGGACATGGATGGTTACAGACAGGCGGGAGAATGTGCTAATTGACGGTGATGGAAATGAAAAGTATCCGAGTTTTGATTTATATAAGGTGATTGCAGAAGAGTGTCATATGGCGCGTCCGCGGGACCAGCTTGAAAAGAAGCCGTTTAGTGGTTTTAAAGTGAAAGGATATCCAAAAAATGCAAAAATGTATAGTCTCTTTTTTTGATTGGTTATCGTAGAACGATTGTAGATCAAAAAGATTTAATGCTTTCTTGTAGAGCGCTTTGATTTTCTATTTTTTCTTGTTTTATTGCCACCGTGATGTAATGAAGCAGGATCTACTATGGGTTTAATATATTTATTATGTTGCTCTATATATTGTATAGATACATGAATAATAGAGTCATATATTGACATTAATTGTTTTAGTGTATTTGTATAGGTATCTTCATCTATTAAAGGTTCTGGGCTAAAATGGTCAATGGGTAAATAGATTTTGGTTAATAAATTTATAAATATAAACTTATCAATATTATTATTTGAACGTATATTGGCAACCTCTCTATTTACAGCAATTAAATCAGCTCTAAAGCGGGCATCTTCATTAGCTGCCGCAGCAGCAGAAGCAGTTGAAGCTGCTGTTATCTGACTCAATGCTCCCTGACCTGCAGATAAAATCGAAGTCATGAGAGAAGGAGCGGGGACAGGAGCACGTGCTGTAAAATTAAAATGACCGCGGGCATTGGCTTGAAACCCTCTAAGCCAAGCTGGAGGAGCAGCAGGGGGAGCAGGAGCAAGAGCTGGAGGAGCAGCAGGGG